CAAACCATTAGATTTGGTATTACCATACAAAGAAGTTGTGGTCACACCAGCAAGAACGTCACCATACTTTTTCTTCCACAACTCTTGAACATCATCAGATAGGCACAACAGAGCAAGCAGTTTTCCCCCCATGTAATTGTAACCAAGAGGCTGAAATGGAACAATTGAGGACCCGATAGCAGTATAGTTAATCATGCGACCTTGAGTCTTCTTTTCTCTTTCCCAACCGATGAATTTGTCTCTAGGAGTCAAGTCGAGGAAGTCAGAAGAAATGCAAATGACACCAAGATATTTTCCAGACACCTCATCTTTAACCATAAAGTTGAGGTTTCGACCAATGTTCGAATTGTTCTTCATAGTTGAAAGAAAGGTTCTTGCTGTGTTCCAGATTGCAGGCAAATCTTTATTACGTTTGATATCGTGTTTGATTTGTGTGCCGTCAAGACCAGGTTTGATGGAATGTCCAGAATCGTCAGTAAACTCCATCACGGGCCGAAGATTTTGAAAATCATCTGGAGATTCTGGCATCCAAATATTCTTCTTTACGAAATCAATACTTTCGCCTTGCTTTTCATCGAGCAAAGAGATTTGAGTTCCGTCAAAAATAGTTTCAGTTGTTTTTGTCGGAAACTTTTCTTGCACTTCGCACCACTTTTGATATAAAGTGTATTCTTTCACATCCATCTTGGAAGCATAAGTCAAGTCTTCAATCAAGACTCGCTTAAGTTCCGCCTCATCTACATGAGTAAATGAGTCCTTAGGATTCTTTTCTTTCCAGTCTTCCCATTGTTTTTGTACGAAATCCGGCCATTTCTCATTTTCAACGGTGTCTGAACTTGTTTGCATTAAATTGATCTTTCACTTTGTTTACCATTGCATTACGAATATTCTTACGGCGGATAGCAAGTTTACTCCGTCTCTTTTTTGCCATCTGCAAAGCCAGAGGCTTCACACGCTCAGTATACACTACTCCGTTCATGTGGTCAAGCTCATGTTGAAAGCATCTGGCGGTTAAACCGGTATATGTTGCCGTTTTCTTCTGTCCTGTGTAATCTTGATATTCCACATCAATAGTATCCGGCCGTGTGACTTTTAGGAAAAGATCCATAAACGATAAACAACCTTCTTCCATTTGAGAGATATTATCAGCCACATTGATTTGCGGAAAGTCCTAATCCACTCATCGATTTACAAGTCTCTACCAAAGAACTTGCGAATTTATTAGGATCAACTGGAGGATTATTAAAATCAAAATCGGGCAAAATACTACTTAATGCGAGATGATCCAGAGATACCAATTCAAATTTTGGAATCGATACAGTTTGAATGCTAGGTAAATCTTTTTTCCAGGATTCAGTATCAATCTTAATTGTAGTAAATTCATTAATGTTTTCGTTCATTTTTCCACCTGACTAAAATTGTTCTTTTTAGTAAATTTGATTACTGATCTAAATTTGTCAAATAATAGATCACCTTTGTGAGAGATAACAAACACGTTTGTATTCTTATCTAGTGTGTTTAGGAGTTTTAAAAACTCTTCTGTGCCGACAGCATCTAGAGAAGAATCGAATACTTCGTCTAGAATAAGAAGATTAGTATTTGTGGAGTTTTTCATTTTTGCAACTTGCCGCCAAGTAAACAGAAGAGCCAAGTCTATACGCATCTTTTCACCTTCAGAAAATGAATCGTAAGAAAATTCATCACGGTGTCGAGATTTAATGGTTTCTTCAAAACTTTCATTTAGATTAAAATTCACAAAGAAGTCCATAGCGGAAAGATACTTATTTATCAATTTGTTCATCACCGGCAAATATTGCTTGATGATTTTTGTTTTGATACCAGTATCTTTTAATAGTGTTGCGGCGAACTCATAATATTGTTTTTCTTCTGCGTATTTTTTTGCAAGTTCAATAAACGTTTCCAACGACAATTTCAAGTCTTTGAGTTTTGTATTATCTGTTACTAGATTTGTCGTAGTATTTTTCAACTCTTCAATTTGAATCAACAGGTTGGAGTTAAATTTGTTGACAGAAGTTACTTGAGCATTTAATTTAATTATCTCAGATTGGTGCTCTGAAATGTGCTTTTGCGTTTTAGTGATATTGACAATTCTATCATTAATTTTTTGAATCTCTTCTTCCAACTTAGAAGAGGCTTCATTGATATCGTTTAACTTTTCCTGCTTTTGAGTGATATTTTTAGTTTTGTGTTCTTCAGCAATAGTCTGCTGACACGTTGGACAATTATCATTTTGTTCATAGAAATCAATATCCTTTTTAATCTTCTTCAAGTTGTTTTCAAACTTGGCTTCAATCTGCAACAGTTTTTTCGACTTAGATTCAACTAACGGTTTATCCAAAATCTGTTTATCTAATACAGAAACATGTTGTTCTATCAGAGAGATATTTTTCAAGAGGTTTTCAACGTGCCTAGTATTAGATACTAGTTCTTGCTGCTTCTTCTCGACTTCTTCCTCAGAGTGTTTTTTTCTTTCTTCGATATTCTGTTTCTGCATCTCAATCTTTTCAGCAGTCAACTTCATATCATATTCAACATCTTTTTGCTTATCTTTTATGCCAGACAGATGAGTTTTTACTATCGTATTCATAGAAGAAAAAATGCCAATATCTAACAGGTCTTCAATAATAGTTCGCCGGTCAGAAGCGGACAGTTGCATGAATGGAACAAAAGATGCCGAACCTAGTATTACCACTTGTGTAAAAGACTTGTAGGTCAGTTTCAGTATGAATTTCTCAAGATGTTCTTGATAGTCTTTAGACTTTGCATCTTGGTTTATAATCACACCATCAGCATAAATTTCAAAGATATTAGGCTTCATTCCTCTGATAATTTTGTATTGCTTTTTTCCAATACTAAACTCAATCTCAACAACGCAATCTGAAGTATTGATTGCATTCAGAAGTTGTGGTTTATTAATCTTGCGAAAAGGCTTACCAAAAAGACCAAAAGTTAAAGCATCAAGAATGGTGGATTTGCCAGCACCATTTTGACCAATAATCAAGGTATTTGTTGATCGAGTTAAGTCCAATTCAGTGAACTGATTACCCGTGCTTAAGAAGTTTTTCCAACGAACCTTAGAAAAGTTAATCATTATACAGCATCTTCACTTATTGCTTCAACATATAGTTCTCTGAACAGATTCTTCAGTTTATCTTTATTTAATTCTGTTGTCAAGTTATCTACGTACTTATTGAGAATAGTTGTGGTATCTTCGGCTTGATCGACATCAACTTCTTCAAGATCATCAAGTTCAGTAAAGTCTTCTGCAATTGTTATATCAACAGGATTAACTTGGTACAAATTGTTGATGAATACGTCAAACAGATACGGATTAGTTTTGTTGATTACCACTACTTTGACATACGTATTTTTATACGCAGACAAATCTTGATTAGTGATAGTCATAATGTCATCGACTTTATCGTCATAAACGATTCGATGAAACATCGTATTTGGATTCTTAATGAATGTCAACTCATGTGAGGCCACGTCAAATAGATGAAATCCTCTGGGATCATTATAATCTTGCCAGGTCAATTCATAAGGGTTGCCCAAATAATGTATATTGCCGCTGTTAGACCTGTGATGATAATGTCCAGAAAAGACTTTATCAAATTTATTAAATAACTTAGGTTCTAGTCCTTCTTGCGAAGGCGAACCTTTGTACATTTGAAATCCTTCAATCTCAAAATGTCCCATACATACTGTTGCCGAAGTATGTTTTAGTTCATCCATTGATGTTTGATAATTGTCTGCACAAATCCAAGGAATCATTGCAACATCAGAAGATGTGTTACCATAATCTAGGTGTATCGTTTGAGCGCGAGAAATAATATTGATATTTGGATAATCTTCCAAAAGAAGTTCTGGAGAATTCACTTCGTTTGTATTCTTGTAGTATGTGTCGTGATTGCCAACCAACATATACACATCAATAGCTTTTGCAGCAAGAATATCAAAGAACATAGACTTTGCTCGCTGCAACGAATAAAAGTTTACATACTTCCTGCGATCAAAGGTGTCACCAAGAATAAGAACAGTTTTGATGCCGTTCTCTTCTAGACAAGGGAAGAAAGTGTCGGCATAGAATTTCTCATAATATTCCAAAAAATGGAGCGAGTCATTTCTCGCACCGAAAATGTTGGTCTGTAATAATAGCGATTTTCATACAGACACCTCCTTATCAAGTTTTTCTACGTTAATAACAGCATTAGGTCCATTACATCCGATTCTGGATTCTGGATCTAAGCCCCTAGTATAATATTTTTTGTATAGATGTTTACTTACATTTGTTTTTTCTTTTATTTTGTATTTAATTTCTCTTTTTCAAGATGAGTGTTCAAAACTCGATGACGTAATTCAGTAGTGCTAAAACTATGCCGACGAGAGTTATAATATACGGGAATAGATAAGTTGCTTCCAGTATATTGCTTGTCTCTATATTCTTCACCAACGATTCTAACATCGATTGGGTACGAAGTCAAGATGTCCAGCAGCTCTTTTTCTGTGGAATACGGTATAATTGAATCGACGTACTTGCAAGCCTCTACCTGTACAAACCGCTCAAATACCGATTGTATGGGCTTGTTCTTCTCTGCTCGATCAATCGTGGGGTCAGTTTGTAACCCCACGATTAGATAGTCACATTGAGTCTTTGCTTCTTTCAACATCATCACATGTCCTGCATGAAACAAATCAAATGCAGATGCTACGAAACCTATTCTCATTATTCTTCCAGGAATTTCTCAATACCTTTATTCTTCTTTATTTCTTTTTTCTTTCTCTTGGTTTCTTCAAAAGTTTCAATAAAGTCTGAGATATTGTCATATAGTTCAAATTGTTTACCGGTCGCCTCTTCATATCCTAGCATCTCATTTTCATCTAAAATACCAAACTGTTCTGTGGCTTTGTATTTCACATACAGTTGTTTCTTTTCTTTTTGTATCCTTCGCAGGAACGCAAAGTAAATAATCTGTGTAAAGTAAGCAAACGGATTGCTCGACTTCGTAACGTCAAAGTTCTCAAAGTACATCAAACAGTTTTCGATACCATCGGCAACCATCTCATCTCGGTAACTATATCCAATGAAGTTTGGTTTGTGCGACAGTCCTTCTGCAATTTTGATAAAACACTCTCCAATGTAATTTGGAATGTCAGGTTTTACCTTACCCTTCTCTTTGGCCTGCTTCACTAACTCTTTGTAATCGGTCAATGCGGTACAGAAGTCCGCATTGTTGATATAATGTTTTTTGGTATTTGTGCTCATATTCACCATAATTCCTCTTGATTTTCGCTTGACAAAGGCGCATACTCTCTATGTACCCTCTGCATGACATTAGTTAATATATGTAGTTGATGTATCTATTGAATCCATTAGGTAACCAATTTCATCTTCAGATAGGTCATCCTCTTCATCATCCATTGCTTCTTCTCCCCTCTTCTTAAGTACTGTATCAATAAGATTGGTATAGAATTCATTAAATACAGAAGAAGGAGTCATCACGGCAAGAATGTCCTTGTTATATACGGTAGTTACATTGTTCTTTAAAAGAGATTGCGGTAACCAGTTTTCCATAGACACTGTTTCTTTACCGGTTCTATGCTCAACCTTCAACATGAAAGCCATTGGCTCATGTACAATGTAACCATCATTAAATGCTTCGGTGTACGATATAATATCCTCACCAGATAAAAGACGTAGAATCTTAATTGTTGTTTCCATTTTTTAATCCTATCTTGTATATTTTGTAAATGAACTTTTCTTCGTTATATATTTTTGTACGTTCCACGAAATGCTTCAATGTGAAGTTCATATGGTTTTTGTATCTCATATCATCTGCAATGTCATACAATACTGCTTTATCTTTATTGTCACCAAGTCGTAAACCACGACCTATTGACTGTAAATTACGTACTCTAGACTTTGAAGGTGATGCAAATATAACGTTATGCAAATTTCTGATATTGACGCCTGTAGAAAAAGTTCCATAACTTGCTACGATAATAGCATCAGGTTCTTCTTCTGTTATCTTTCTAACGTCTTCTCTAGTGTCTGTATCAGTTTTGCCATATACAAAAAACACTTTTCTTGTACCAATATTTTTGGTTTTGGTGATCATATCATACAGTAATTTACCATGTTTGTCAACATATTGGTACAATATAAGAGTATTACCTTTAAGGGAAACTGCTAAATTCTTGATAAATTTGTTCCTGGATTCATTTAATATCAAGTATTCCATTTCTTCTTGATAAGTTTTACCTTTCAATAATTGACAAATTTCATCATCATGTTTAAGCACTAAGCACTTTATAGAAAACTCTGCTAACTGCTTGTTGTCCATCAATTCTTTGGTTGTAGTCACTTTCTCTACAGGACCAAATAGTCCTTCTAATACTAATTTATGTGTTTTGGTTCCGTCTAACGTTCCGGTCAGTCCAATTCTGTATTTTGCATTGATACATTGAGATAGAATCTTTGTTAATGACTGTGCCTTGAACAAGTGTGCTTCGTCACCCAAAACAAAATCAAACTGCTCAAAATATTCTTTAGGTAGTTGATATATCGATTGCCATGTTGATATTGTGAGAGGCATATCAGAATTTTTATCTTTGCCTTGATAAATCTTATGCACGTTCCCAGAAACATCAAAATCGTTTGCTGTGGAATAATCTGCAAAGTCTGATGACAACTGTTCAACTAAGGCTGTTGTGGGCACAACTATCAGACCTTTTTTACACCTGTAATCCAACAGTTGTCTAATTATCAAATAAATTATTAGAGACTTACCTGATGCAGTCGGCGACAACAACAAAACTCTTTTGTTTCGTATAGATTGTATGTATGCATGTTTTTGATAATCACGCACACCAATGTCCTTACCTCTTGACTGTATCTGTAGTGAAGATATAAACTTATCTGCATGGTATACAGAATAATCTTCAGATAAATCTGGTCTAGGATCACCATATTCTAATGTGTACTCCCGTTCAGAACAGAATGTTTCGATGTATGGAAGTAGTCCGTGTGTTATCTCGTTTGTTCGAAGATCGAGCAATCTAATTTTTCCGTCCCAAATTCTATTCCTGAAAGCCGGAGTAAATTGGTGACCCGGCACAAAGAATGTAAAATAGTCGGACAACTCTTGAGCCACGCCTTTTTCGCAGTGTACTTTTATGTACGACTCATTGCGCTTTGTAACAATTATTTTAGTTTCCACCGATGAATCTTTCCCAGTCAATATACGATCTTATTTCCCATGTGCGATTCTTGACTTCTTGCAATATAGATTCACACACAGAAATTGCTTCATCGTGATAGATTTTTTTCTCTAACAACTTTATCAGTTGTTCATCCGACTCTAGATACTTATCTACGCCCTGTTTAGTCTTCACATTAAGAAGGAAAGGCTCCCATCCATTCTCTGCAAGTTCTTCTTCAGAAATGGTTCCGGAGTAATATTCTTCCTTTACTCGACGAAGCCTTGCATATTCAAAATTAACTCTTTTGATGGCGAGTCTATGTTTGACTAGTACCTTTAAATAGTTGTTGTGCAACTTTGGTATTTTCAGTAATTCTTTTCCGGGTTCTGTTGAATCTATTACTGAGTCTGTGTCCCATTGTTTTAATATCTGCTCAAGTGTTTCCATAATATATTCCTTAATTAAATGGTGATTATAACATTAAAGTCTTTCAATGTCAAAATAATCAAACTTAAAGGTCGCTGAAGCCACGACATGATTTTCTGCTGACTGTGTTGAATCGAACGGAATGTCCGACAAAGTGAGAGGAAAAATACTGGTAAATTTAATTCTAAATTTTGGATTATTCAAGTTGGACAGTATCGTAAGAATTGCTTCGCCGTTAGTTTTGGTGCGATCTTTTCTGTCAGTAGTTGTCGCTCGAATCCAATCATGAATTATTAACCAAGATGATAAATCTTCATTGACCAAGAAATCTATTTTAAATTCATTGTATTGCATCTTTGTTCCTGGAACAAATAAATCCAAATTTGGAGTTACGTGCAGCAGTGCATTATTATTTACTCCAGGAAGATTCACACTTTGGCAAAAATATACCGAGTCTGAAATTTCTGGAAAATTTAATAAGTATTTTGTGGGTTGCAGTAACCCCGTATTTCTTGGCTTCTTTACTAAACCGCTCATGTGCGCTCCTAAGTTTAGGTGATATCCTATTTAGGAAGGCAAAAAAAGAGGAGCAGAAATGCTCCTCTTTCAAACACCACTCTTGATGGTGGTTTTTTGCTTCTTACTTACATCAAGTTCGCAACGCGGAAGATTCTGTAGTAAGCATTACGCTTCGAATACAACTGACCTGCATCTGCGTCCACACCGGCAGCAAATGGGTTAGCAACCATGCCGTAACGAGTCTTGAATCCAATTTTTGGTTG